ACTAATTCTTTACTTTGAGGTTTTATATATCCTGTATTATCTGAACCTGATACCCAATAACTTCCTGAGGTGTTTTGTCCTATAAATCTATCAATTCCTACATTATTTTGAGTTAAAGTGCTTCCTCCCCTAAATTCGTAAGATTTATTTACTTTAAAAGGGACTATAGTAATGTCCGATGATATGAATGATTTATATACACTCATTTAGTTATCAAAAGTCGAGTTTCACGCGTATCAAACTCTCTTTAGTGAAGTCTTTAAGTAATGGTCTTGAAAGTTTTGCTACTGCTAATAACTCATTAGCATCATTATATAATCCTACTGTTGTTATATATGTTTGAGGATTATTAATAAAATTAGTATAAATTACTTCTCCTGTTGAACCTCCAATAAATGAGGGATTTTCTGAGTAATTAAATTCGCTATTTCTTGCTCTAACAAAAATGTAATCTGAAGTTATTGTTTCTTCTGAGTTTAATTGGAAATATCCTCCTCCTGCGATTGCATCATATAATGCGGCTTGATTAGTTCCATTTGATAAATTTGCTGTTCTATCTACGTTTAATCCAATAGTTTCATTTAATGCTTGAGGGTTTAATAGCAAAGTAGCAATATCTGGGAGAAATAATCCGTATGATCCTTTAGTAGCGGAGAAACCTGAACCTGAGTATGCACTACCATTTGAACCTGATACTATTTGGTATACTCTTCCTGATCCTAAAAATGATTGAATTGAAACATCATTTGAATTATCTGTTAAGGAGATTGTTCCTGATGATCCTGATAATACTAAGTTAAATGTTCCTGGGAATAATTTTTCTTTATATCTGGCTCTTTCCATTGAAATGACCCAGAAATGACTTCCTGATATTATATTAGTTCCATCACCAAATGAAAATGATGCATTTTCATCTTCTAATACCATTGTTCTATATTGACCGTATATTGTAGAAGATGGTGTTCTATTAGGGATTGCATTGTTATAATATTCACTTCCGCTTCCTAATACATCAGCATAAGCTATATTAAATTGAATATCAGCATTTGATAATGTTGATCCTGTTTGATATACATTTAAGTAATAATTTCCTGAGGAACCTGCTGCTTGAATTGATGAAGTATAAAATTCTGATAATACAGGTGTGTTTGTTGACCATAGTATTGATTGGACAGAATCAGCACTTACTACAAAATCTTCAGGTTCAAATCTTTTAAATCCCATGTTTTATATTTTATGATGTCGTTTTTGTAATTGTTAAAGGTATTGTTAATCTAGCTCCACTGTCTAATCCAACAAATGTAATAGTTGTTCTTAATTGAGTATTAGTACCAAATAAAGTATTTACTGTTGTTGCTCTTAAATTAATTTGAGAACCAATAACTGTAGATGAAACATTTGTTCCTAATGTAGTTGTAGAAGTTGTATTTTGATTTGTTGCTGTAGTAGTATTGATACCTACTCCATTAAATGTACTCATTAATCTAACATCAGCAATTGTTGCTGAATATCCAGATGTTTCATTTGTTGAAGCGTTTCCTAAATAATTTAATGTTTGGGGAGTAATGGTTAATGCAGCTCCTTGTTTTAAAGTAATTGCTGTATATCCTAAATCTAATACAGGTAATTTAGCTGTTCCTCTTGGAAGGGTTGCTAATTTGTATTTCATAATTTGAGATTCATCAGGGAATGCTTCTAGAAGAGGCATATTTTCAATTGCTTCTCCATAGTAAGTTGAACCTGATGGATGCGTTGGATTATATAAAGTATAATCGATTTCGTCATCTGCTAATGCAAATTGTGTGATTCTAAAAGAACCGTCATTTTTAGCTAGTAGTTCTCTACCTTTTTTAGTTAGAATCGCGTCTACTACTACGATATTATTATTTAAGTATCCGATAAGGCGTTAGTTTTAAAGGGTTTAACAATATTTAAATTTTAATCCATTTTTTAATGTGTTGGATAACCCACATAAATTATTACTTATTGATCTTTCATTCAATCCTAAAATATTAGCTGCTTCTCTAATACTGTTATAAATATCACCAGTATTAATACATTGTATAGATTTAGTATTTTTTCCTAGCATACTTAATCTCATATTTTCTATATGATTAGAGGTTGGTTTATATCCTTTTCTAATATCACTCCTCATTTTTTTCTCTTTTTCATCTTGAATTCTTCCACTTCTTTTTTCTCTTTCTTTATTACTTTGAATTCTTCCTTTATTCCTGCTTATTCCAGTATTACTTTTACTAATTTTATTCTTTGTCTCTTCATTTAATCTTCCCCCTTTACCCCCATATCTAATATTTAATCCTTCTTTTACACAATCATAAAAATCAATCCAATATATTTCCCTTTCATCCAATTTTTCAGAAGAACACTCTTCTATTATTTCAAAAATATGATTTTCAGGGCCATATTTTTTTAATGAATAGTATAACTTTTGTTGATTTTTACATTTAATAGTAAAATAATCTTCCCTCCATCTTTTATTTATATTTAATGATTGACCAATATATATTTTATTAGATGGAGATGTTATTTTATATATACCTGTTGATACCATTTGTTATAAATATATAATATAAGTATTTTTTTTATGTAATCAAACCTTTATTTACGAGGATAGATGTAAGTGTATCTAAGTCTACAGATAATTCATCCGTTATATATTCAGGAAATGCATAATAAGGTGATGTAGGGAGGGATTTTCCATCTAATCTAATTGTAATAGCCCCTCCATCATCAATAAATCTTCTAAATACAAATTTATTAACATTAATTCCTGAGCCTGATATTTGTTTATCTAAAGTGATATTAAGTGAAGATGTTGCAAATGGAAAACTACCAGAAACTACCTCAGCATTGATTACAGCAAATGTTTTTCTTTCTAATCCTTCAAATCTCACTTCATCCCCTGTTTCAAATTTAAAAGGAAATTCAATGCCAAAAAATCCAGAATTTGCTATATCTTCTTGTTTTAGGGATGGGTTTCCATAATATTGTATTAAGAGTGAACTTGTTGAATATATTGCATTAGGGTTTAAACTTGATGTAAAAAATAAGTTAGTTGTTGATACAGGTGCAGTAGGGTATGGTTCTTGTGATATTTGCCATGTCGAAGATGCTAATACTTTTGTATCAGTAGAGAAAAAGGATTTTATGGCTACATATTCATAAATATCCCCAGCATTTAATTCTGTTAATCCTAATGAGACATTTAATGACATTGGAGCATCCGCATTTAGAAAGGTTTTGGTTGTTGATGCTACAGGATTTGAGGTATCTCCATTTTTTATTAAGTTTAATTCTACCTCAGTATTACCATCTACTTGAACTAATATAGTACAATTAAAATCTAATTGACTCACGTTATCTATTACTTCTTGACTAATTGTATATTTGTTAGTTGTTGCTAATTCTTGACTACCAGGAAGGTTAGTAATATCATCACCTTGAGATAATATTGTTGAAAAAGGTATTGTTGTAAATGTAAAGACACTTAATGTTGTATTACCTGTTGATTGTAATGTAGCTGTTTTATTTAAAACTACAGCATCTGTATCTCCTGCTATATTAGTAAATTCAACTGTATCTACCCAATCTAAATCAGCTAAGGATTGGGATTGGTTGTAAAATACCGGCAATATTCTTTGTCCTCCTCTAATTATTTCGAATTTTTTACCTGGATCTGTTGGATTTTCTGTTGGAATTAACTTAACAAATCCTCTTGAAGGATAAGCAAATTGTACATCACCTATAGCTCCTTCACTAATATTTGGGGAAATAACATTATCTGCATTTTTAATAATATATTTTATCCTTACTTCAACAGCATCCATATAATCTGGTTGTAATCCACCTGCTGTAGTACAGTATGATACTAATCCTATTTTAGAGTCAATTGCAGGTTCTTTACCAAAATTTCCTTCATTTAAAGGAAAATCAGTCCATTCATTTATTTTTTCTGTTTGGTTTTTAACTCCTTTATACCTTGGATTAGTAACAGCAAGTGAAGTATAATTAGATTCGGGGACATTAGCTCTTGTTGCTGATCCACTAAATAATAATTCAAAATTAACAGGAACTAATGCGTTTGAAGAATAATCAACATCTTGTAAATATTTATTAAATCTTAATTCTACAGCATTATTTAATAAAGGTTGGCAATCATAAGCTTTGGAAAAATTAGAAACTAAATAAGGTTCAATTACCATTGTAATTGAAGAAGATATTGCCTGGGATGAGGATATTAGAAAATTTGTTGATGAAAGTTGTAATATAGAATCAAAAGGGAATGTTTGGGGTTGATTTACTCCTATAAAAAAACTATCTAATGCTGTTGAACTTGTATATTCATATGATAAATCAATATTATTAGGTCCTACAAATAATTTTTTTCCTACAAGTAGGGTGGGGGAAGTTGAGTTGTTATATCTTTTGTATATTCCTATATCACATGGTAAATTCGATACAGTGGCACTACCTGTTAATCTTAAATGGAGTGGTTTTTGAGGGTATGTATTTAATTCAATTTCTTCATTATCATTATAGGTCAATTCTTGGGATAATGGGGTTACATTAGAAAAAGGAATTGTAGCAAGACTTGGTGTAACTGATGGAAGGACTGAAGATGTTGTTAATGATCCTGTTAAATTATAAGTTAATGAAGAAGTTTGGGATGTTATTCCAGATTGAGCCTCTGTTTCATATAAAAAATAATCAGGGTATTCTATTATATTGGTAATTTTGTAGGTTTTATTTCCTATATCATTAAATGGGATAGTGATTTCTTGTAATTCTTGCAATGAATTAGTTTGATTAATCCCATTTTCATCAATTTTAGAAATTTTTATATATCTTACTCCAATATCAACGTTTCCGAAAGCCATTATTTAATATTTATTTATTATAAATATAATTAATTTAATTATTTAGAAGGTGGTAAGAATGGATACTCAGGAGTTTCATTATACCATACAGAAATATGACCTGGTAAAGGTTTATTTTGTGGATTTATGTAATTCGATAATTCCCAATCATTGCTATTATACCATCTAACTTTATAGTCGGCACCAAATGGTTGCACTTTTTTAAATTTATCACAATCAATATTTAATGATTGTGTTGTTACAACTAATTTAGTACCTAAGAACTCACCATTATAAAACTCATCTTGTGAGGAATCAAGTTTATTTGTAAAACCTGTTAAAGTAGGTACCTCTTCTTCATAACTTTGTGTTAAGAAATATCTATTATCAGGCCCTAACCCTTGTGAACCTGATGGGGAAGTGGTTTGAGAATTAAATTTTTCAAATACTCCTCCTGTTCCTCCATTTACTCTTACTAATGGACCTATTGAAGATGTTAATTCTTGGTCTTCAATTTTATTTACAAACGGTTGGGGAACTTTATTTCTTTCTAGTAAATGTGATTTAATTACTATCCCAGATGCTAAACTTGTTCTTGCAGGAACAAAATCTTTAATCATTTTAAATAATGAGTTATCAAAGAATTTAATTAACCTAACAAAATCTCTTAAGTTATATGGTTTAGTATATTTTGAAAAATAATTATCTCTTAATTCATTAAAATCAGAATAACTACTTGAATATCTTTGTCTTGCATCTCCTATATAATCTCCTATATTAAAATATCCAATTTGGGAAATTATATCATCATTTATCTCATTTTGAGGAGAAAATGCTACTTCTAATAAATTTAAATTTTCAGTATAGGAAGCACTTGCCTCCGTTTGTTGCAAAACACTAATAAAAGGAGATAATGTATCGCCATCAGGAATAACATTATTTTCTATTCTTACCTTATCAGTAATTCTATTTCTAATACCCGCTGGGAATTGGTCGAAGAAGTAATATTCTTCAACTTCTGTATATGTTGGTACTGAATTAAGGAAATATTCATTTCCTCCTGTTATGAAAGATTCAATTGTTTGATCTGGATGTAATGAAGAACCTGAGGTTGAAGTTAATTTTTCTAATTCATTTCCTAATGGAGCTCTAAATGTTAATTCTTCAGGAGATGAATTTATAGAATTACCTTCTATTGATTGAGGATTCATTACAAAATCTTGGAATCGTGATGTTCCTAAAGCAACATTGTAATATCTTATTTCTTGAAGTTCACCATTAAAATTACTATATGTTGTTTGAGGTTTTGCAAAATATGATGTTGTTCCTTCTAACCAACTCCCACTTACTGTAGGATCTATTAATGAAGATGATTCAAAAAATCCTATTTTAGTTCCATCATCTCCTATATAAATTTTATTACCTGCAAATAAACTAGCTGTACCTAATGATTGAGGCACATTTGATGAATCAGAAATTATATAACTTCCATTTTCAGTTAATATAAAATCGGAATCTTCTGTTGTTAAGAAATCAACATTAGTATCAAATCCATCTTCTCTTACCATTACTGACCACCAATCTCCATTATAAAAAGGTAAATAAATACTACAAGAAACTTCATTTCCTGTTCCTGGGTTGGCTATATATTTTAGAGTTCCATATTCATTATATAAATCAGCTATTGATCCTGAATATGAACCTGATGTCATTGATGAACCTGTGTATTCTAAAACTAATACTTTTGTTATAGTACTTCCTGATATTGTATGCCATAAAGATTCATATAAAGAGGAAGTAGGAATCCCTTGGGTTTTGAATCTAAATTCAACTGTTCCGGGAGTTGGATATGTAAAAGTAAAATCATTGCTAACACTCCAAGAACTGCTAATGAAATTTGTTCCTTCAGTTACTAAAGAATAACTAGATCTCTTATGGTAATAATCCCAATCATTTTCATTAACTTTATCTTTTCCTCCAAATTCAGATATTCTTAAAATTGTATCAGGGATACCATATGAAGTAATTAACGCTCTTAATCCCCTAATTGTACCTTTAGTCTTTAATAAAAACGGTATATTATGGTAAATTCTTTTATATAATAATTTATTCACATCATCTAGCGGAATAACATCATTAGAAGCAGATATAAACGTATTTACATATTCAAATCCGGAAGGAGTAGGAAATTGAGAAGTAATTTCTGGGAATGGAAATAATGATCCACTTGCTGTAGTTCCTAAAAATGCTGTAAATAGATCATTTAAACTAAAGTTGTTTTGGTATAATTTTAATCCAAAATCCTTAATAGCATCAGATACTAAATCTTTGGAAATACCATAATTTAATCTATTATCAGCATTATATTTTTGAGAAACATCCTTAGTATATAACCAAATATTATCATAATGTTGAGCAACCATATCAATGAATAACTCATAATTTTGGTTTTGTGGATCTTCTCTTAGATATTCAGGGATTGCTTTTAATAATTGGTCTTTATTTTCATTATCATAAAAAGACGCAGATAATATTATTCCCCCATAATTAACATTATTTTCATCAGTACTTCCATACCATGATTGAGCTATTGATGAGGTTACAGAATATAAAGAATATGGTGGAGTATTATTTGATTTTGGCCATGAATATTGTGATCCGCTATTATAGTATAAAAATCTTTCATAGTTATCAAAATTTTCAATAACATTTGAAATATTATTATTTAATGTTTGTATACTAGAAGCTGAACCACTTATTGATTGTAATGAATTTAAATCACTAGTATAACTCTCTATAAGCTGGAGTTTATAATAAAAATTTTCTAATCGAGTTTGAGCGGAACTAAAATGAATAAAATCATTAAAATCTTCATAATCAACACTAATTTCTAAAGACTTAGAAACTAATAAATTATTTAGTTGTCTTTGTGCTGATGATGATGGGGATGATGATAATATATCATTATATGATAATTTTGGAGTTGAATTATTAATTTGGTCCTTTATAGGTAAATTAAAATTAGGCCCTTGTAATGGTGTTGAGTCCGTAAAAACTATAGGTTCAATTTCGAATTCAACATTAAATGCTTCAGATAATGCTATTTGCTTAACAACCCATAATTCACTTTTAACATTAAATGTAGATGGTAATGGTTCATACAATTTAATTAAAACTGTAGGATCATCTGTGTTTTCATCTGTTAATACAACATTATTAGCTATATATAATTCATTATCTCCAAAATTAAGATAAAAGTCAACAAAATATTCACTATTTTCTCTTTCAGAAATAAATGAATTAGCTTGTGAAATTAAATCTTGAGGAGAAACCTTATTACTATCTAATCTTATCTCTGTTCTATCAGAAGATATTTCTTTTATATAGAGTAAATTAGTCGGGTCACCTATTTTTTTCTCTAAGAAATTATAATAAGCAATGTATTCCCCTTGATTGTATCCTAAGTTTGATAAATCCTGGTCTGGGTTTATATCAAATTGAGATATTAAATTATCTTCGTTAGTGAATGAGTTTAATACAGTATATGAAGTATAATTGTTATTATAAGATAACAATCTACTAGATATATCAAAAACTACAAATTCGATATAACTTGAAGGAGTAAATTGATTTACTACATCTTGAGGAGACAATAAATTTAAATCTTCATTATTGTATTGTTGTGAAATATACGGAGAAGTACTTATTTGAAATATATTAGCCATTAACTATTTTGTTCAATTATTTGTTGTTGAAGCTCTAAATTTTCAGCTCTTAAATCTGCTATTTCTTGTCTTAATAATTCTATCAATTCATTTTGTTGTTCATCACCGATGTATTCTGAGCTTGCTTTTATTAAAAATTCATGAGAATTTGTTTCACCTTTTTGAGGAATTTCATAAAATATTTCTTCATATATAGTAAAAAATTTATCAACAGATACTTGTTCTTCTAATTGTTCTTGAGGGGTTTTAACTCCAAGTTGAGAAAAAGAAGTATCTATTGTTTTTTCATATTCTGTTTTATTATAAACTTCGTTATTTAGATTAATCTTTATAGCCATTATCCGTTTATAACTTTAAAATAATAATTATCATCTAAAACTAATACAGAATTATCTAATTTAGTTTTTATTAAAACTTTATAATATCTCTCAGGTTCTAAACCATTCATATATATATCAAAATAATTCCCATTTTCATCAGAACTAATTTGAGTGTAAGTATCATCGAAGTTAATAATAAATTCATTAGTATCCAAATCTTTTATAGCATAACATGAAGAAGTAGGTAAAAAATTAATATCTGTAAATACTGAACTTGTTACCCATATTTCTGGTTGATATTTAGGGGCTACATTAATTCTAAATCTATTTATACTATTAGGTTTAAATACACCAGGGTTTTCTGCTAATGATGCTATTATTGGTCTTGAGTTAAGAATACTTGATGATAGAGAGCTTGTTAATACTGTTTGATAATCTATCCATTTAAATTCTAATTCAGGAGGATATATTGTATTAGTATCACTGCTAAAGAATTGCATTACTGGTTGTATTTGTAGATTCTCGTTCCATTCTACATTTAGTTCAAATTTAGTTATGAAACCATAATTTGGTAAAGATCCACTATACCATCTTTCTACAATAGGTTTTACATTTATATTTAAATCTTTATCACTTCTAGTATCGAATGATTGAGTTCTTTTTAAATCAATACTTCCAGAAGCTTCATAAAACCAATTTCCTCCACCTTGTCCAACAAAATTAGGATTAAAAGAACTTGTAAACTTATTTCCTCCTGTATTTCCTCCAGGAGACCAGGCTATTGAACCTTGAAAATAAGGTGAATACCATGTTGCTCCATCCGTTGTTTGAGGAACATCTAAATAACCCCCAGTTCCGTTATTCCATGATTGAGCTATAGGAAATACATTTATGTCAATAGATTCATTAACCCCTTGGGCTGTTGCTATAAAGGATTTTAAATTTACATCCCACTGTTTATCTCCAATAATATTATCAATAACATCTTCAATTTCATCTTGAACAAATTCAATTAAAAATCTTGCAACTTGAGGATTTGAATTAACTGCTATATTCAAATTAGATATTTGATTAATAGCATCTATCCCTGTATTCATATTAGGATAAAATGAATATAGGGTTGTGTCTTTATATGGGAAAATTTTATATACAGCCATTACGTTTTATAAATATAATTAAAGAGGGGAGACGCGCCCTGTTATATCTTGATTAGGGAATTTCACTTCAAAAATACTTGGATCTAATGATGGATAAATTACTTGATTTTGAGTAGCACCATCTATATCATATGAGTATTGAGAGTATCCTTTTGAAACTCCTGCTTTGTTAGTTATTTTAACATTTTTTACAGTTTGAACACCTTCTACTCTATCTAATCTAACATATAAATCCCTTAATAAAATTGGTTGGTTTAATTGCCATTTATCTATTTTAAAGAAATCTTGAAGAGATTTAATACAATTTAAAATAACTTCATTATTGTTATAGTTTGGTAATACTATTATTTCAAAATCTATTCCTATATTAATAACAAAAGCATCTCTAATTTCAATATTATCTCCAATCATTCTATATTGAGAAAGATATGTTCTTAAATTACGTTTTAATACGTCTGTTGCTTGAGTTAAATTACCGTTTGAATCTTTAGTTAAAACAAACAAATTTAAAGTTTCTATAGTTGAAACTTGATCATCAGTTAATTTAGGTTTTTCTATATATACTTTAGATACCATACCATATCTTGGAGGCATACTTAATGCTCTAACTAAATAATCATCTAAAGTAACTGATCTTTGTTGGGCAGCAATTGCTGATAAAGTATTTTGTCTAATTTCTTCTGTTGTATCTCCATCTTCTCCACCTTCTGCAGCTACTGGGTTATTTGCTGCTACTGAATTAAAAATATAATTGGCTGTTGAAGGGGTTAAATTATTATTATTAAATTTAATAGTTGATGTATCTTCAATTCTTGAAATACTATCAGAAGATACATTTGCTTCTACTCCACCTCCAGTTAAATATCTTACTGTTAGAGTGGTGTTTGTAGGAGCAATCCCATAAGTGTTTGTAAATAAGAAATTGGTTGGAGAGTATGCAGTAGTAAGTTTATCTTTTTCAAAAGGTAATCCTATTCCTACATTATTAGGATTAGGAACAATTTCTTCATCTATATTGTTTGGATTACCTGCTCCAAATTGTATCTGTAAAGTAGTAGGAGAAGTTAATCTAGTAGCAAATCTTCTTTGTACTTTTTTTAATTTTAATAGATATGGAGTATCATTTTCTGTTGAGTTTGGATCATTTATGTTTGTATTTTTAATACTATCATAAACTGTTTCCTGTGCTAAATAATCTACTTCATACCAAGTATTTCCATCACTATCTTTTATATCTAAAATTCCTGCTAGATTTTTAGCTTCTATTTCAATTGTTGGAAATTGTTGGAATTGACCAAAAGTAAATGTTTGAGAATTTATTGTAGCCGAAATGGCATTTCTTTGTTTTTTAAGTAGGAAAAATTGTGGAATACTTCCTGCTGCTTGATATACTGAAATTTCTGTAGGATCTAAAGAACTTGATTTGGAAAAATCACATTTATCCTGGATAAGAAATGATGTTGTTCTAGTAACTGGTGAGGTTATTGTTGTATTTTCGCCAATAGTTAGTGAATAATCATAATCAGGGACATATGATCCTCCTACTAATTTTGCGGGTAATTGTTGATATAAATCCAATGTGGTTTGGGCTACTCCTGTTACTTTAGGTTTGTAACCAAACATATATGCTAATTCATATAAATTATTATCTTGTCTTGCAAATTGGGTAAATGTTTCTTGTAATTGATTATCAAGATAAAATGCCATTACATCACCAACATAAGCAGACATTTCAATAAACATCATACCTGGAGAAGCAGGAGTAAAATCATTATATGAATTAGGAAAATAAGTTTTTGCAAATTCAATCAATTTAGATCTAAAATTTGAAAAATCTCTATTTAAATATTTTACGTCTCTGTTTGTTGCCATTATATAAATTCTATTTCAAGAGTATCTTCTATGTTTGTTCTTATAATATTATAATCTAAAATTATATTAATTGAATTTCTATCTTCTTGACTTGTTATTTCTAAATTGTTTACTTGAACATTTGGGAAAAATGATGATAAATCACTACTAATTCTTTCCTCAAGAAAATCTAAGTTTCCACTTGTAATTTGTTCAAAAATAAATTCTCTTAATCCTCCTCCAAATGTTGGATTTAAAAATCTTTCACCTCTATTTGTTAAAAAATAGTTAATTAAATTATTTTTAATAGCGTCTTTTGTAGTATAATTAGGTCTAAATACTGAAGGAGAGGAAAATGGAATATCAACTCCTACAGCAGCTCTATTATTAAAATCAATAGGGTATATTTGAATCGGATTAAATGCCATTATTTAGTATTTAATAATCCCATAATTTGATCCATACCAACATCTCCTGGTGGTAAAGCCCCTGTTGCACCTCCTGATCCTGGGGTTGGGGTGAATTTTGGTTGGATATCAGCGCTGGTAAAATTCATTTCTGTCATATTCCCCATCATAGCTGAATATTTATTTCTTAAATCAGGCATTGGGGATGAATTTATTTCACTATAATTTGGTATTTTATTTTCTGTAATAGGTTGTCCATTAGGAGATTTAATTGCTTCAACAATTATATCTTTTAATTCTTCTTGGATTGCTTCTCTTACTACTTGTTTTAATACTTTTTTAAGTTCTGTTAATTTCATAATTATAAATATTAATTTATTCTGCTTTTAAATCATTTTGTTCAATATAAAATACGAGTTCATCAATTAAAATTTGATCATTAGAGCTAAATGACCATTCTCCTCTTAACATTATAATCCCTTGTTTATTTTTTGCTATAGCCCTTCTTCTTTTTAATTCATTAGGTGTATTAGTTTCACTCTCAACTCCCATTTCAAATCCATTAACATTAGTTACTACAGGACTTTCTTGGGAAACTTCTTGAGTTAATTGTATTAATCCTATACTAAGCTGTTCTTGGGTTGTTGATGGTGGATTACATTTTTCTACTAAATTATCTAATAACGATAAATATCCTAATATACGTTGCAAAATTTCAGTTAAAATAGTTAATGCTATTAATGTAGAAGCTGATATTATTTTATATTTTTTTAATTTATTTTCAATGTCTATTAGAATAGAGGAAGTATTTGATGGTGCGGGGGCAGGGATATTTTTTAAAGTTGTAATTACTATTTGAGCGGCTGTTATAGTTTTATCTAATATTCCTACTCCTATTTTAATTGATTTTAAAAACTCGTATATATTATTTAGTTGTTTTACTAATCTATTTTTTTTATCAATTATTATTTTTAATTCTTCTGGGGTAGGGCAAGTATTGGGTAATTCTTTTAATTTATCTAAACTTTTTCCTGCTAAATTAGTTATCCCAAATTTTGCTATTTGAGTTAAAATTAATGGCATCAAAATAGTTTTTATTTGGGTAACTATATTATTTAAAGCTTTTTGTTGAGCTGTTTCAAAATTAGATTTGGATGCAATTAATAAATTAACTTGAGCTTGAGGAAGTTTTAATTCTTCTTGGGTTGCTTCTTTTAAAGCTTCTTTTATAGTATTTAAAACAATAGGACCAATATTTGTTTTTAGGGTTTTATTTTGTGAAAATGGAGTAATAGTTTGAGGAGCATATCCTTCCTTTAACACTGTTACTTCAAATATACTTCCACTAACATAATTACCTTCAATTTTAAATTTCCCTTTATTATTAGTTAATTCAGTTCCATTAGGATGAAATATTTGAGCCTCAGATAGAGGATCTAAATTATTTTCTCTATCAAATACAGTTCCTGTTATCTTATATTTTAATTCTTCTGCCATTAAGCTGTTTTACAAACTGTAGATAAAATATTTTTTAAATCTTTTGAAATACTATTTAATACGTCCCTTGTTGAGGCTGCTGTTAATGAAGTTGCACCATCAGGAGCTGCTACTCCGCCAGGCCAGACTTGTTGAACTTCTAAAACGTTTACTAATATTATTAAAGTATCAACCATTAATTTCAAATTCCTATATAATGTATCCCCTTTAACAATACTTTCAGTTGCATTTTTATTTCCTAATTTTATAGTTTTAGCATCCATAAAGATATTATTGGAATCTAAATTAATAGATGGGGATGTTAATGAAACTGATTTTACTGAGCTTAGTATAGTATGATCTTTTTTAGAATTTAGTACTATCCTATCTGAGTTTAATGCAATTTGAGGTAATTTATATTGGTTTGTTTCCTCAGGTGGGTTACTATGAGAATCAAACTTATTATTTGCTAATTCTAATGGTAATTTTTGGGTTGAAGTTAAATAAATTGATGATTGGTCTTTAT